TTAGATCATATTATTGAGCATATTAATTGTTCTTTGTTCTTCCTTTAATGCTTGTTCGTTTAATAGATGAATATAAATAGTTTGTGTAATTGCAATATTAGCGTGCCCTAGACGTTTTGAAATGTAAGCAATATTAATTCCCTTAGAAAGCAAATAGGATGCGTGAGAGTGTCTTAATCCATGTATAGAAACAATATTTTTGAAATTGTTCTTTAACTCATAAAGCTCAAGAGTTTTATTCGGATTCGAAGCTATTCTCCTTCCGTCAAATAACTCGTAATTTTTATTCCATGTGTGTTTATGAGAGATAAATAAATTATATATCTCAAAAAAGTTGCTAGGCATTTTAATTTCACGGATTGAATTTTTAGTTTTTGGTGTGGTATTTATTCCGTCGCGTCCTTTTGTCTTATTAATTGATATTGTTTGTTTTTCTAAATTTATGTCATCTCTAGTAAGTGCGAGAGCTTCACCAGCTCGTAATCCAGAATACGCAATTAAAACTATCATGAATGATGAAAGAGCAGAATTATCAGACAGCCGTTTTTCCTGACTAAAATACTCAATTAACTTTATTAATTCGTCAGCTTCTAGAAATTTTTCTGACGCATCTTTGCTATCTTTTGTGCCTGTTATCTTTACATTATAGGTAGGGTCGATCGAAATTATGCCATCATGAAAGGCTTGTTGAATAATAGAATTAATAATTTGATGTCTTTTTTTAACAGTATTAGCAGTGTGTCCGATAGAATATTCGTTTAGAAATCGTTGATATTTTTCACGAGTTAATTCGCTTATTTTTATATCTGCAAAATACTTAATAACAATGTATTCTCTAACTGCTCGCCATGCATCTTTGGTTGCAGGTTTAATTCCGGAATCTATTTTAAGATTCATATTCATATCGAAATAATCAACAAAATTCCAATCATGGTAAGGGTTTTTAATTTTCTCAGAATCATTTTTAACTTTGGTTAACCATTCATCTGCTAATCTCTTGGTTTTAAAACCTGTTTTTGATTTCTTTTTATATTTTCCACTGGCATCCTTATATGTATAATCGGCACGCCAACCTGCACTGGTTTTATAAATAGCCATAATGTTAGTTTAAACCTAACCTTCCTATCGTTTTAAGAGCAGTTTAAAGACATGCTCAGGTCTGTGGTATAATTTATACAGAAAAGAGCTAGTAATAGTACTTTTTGGGTAAATCACATCCTACTGTTTGGCGATAGGGGGATGTGATTTTTTTATTTAAATGAATCTAATGTTAATGAGTTATCTAGTGCGGAAGAACGTCCAATTTCTTTTCCAGATGCATCAGTAACAACTGTGAATGTTAAATTGCTATTGTCTTTCGTATTCAAATCGAAAAATTTAACCATCTTGTTATCCATAAATATTTGAGAGGCAGCAGCGGATTGTGCTTTTTTTGCGACCTCTAAAATCTCTGATTTAGTTAATGTATCAATAGCATCCTTACTTAAGTAAACTTTGATGGCTTCTGTACCGGCGTAGTTGTACTCAATTTTGTTCACGTAAAGTGACCATGCAAAGTTAATATTTGGTTCTTTGGTTTGACCATCAGGTAACTCTTTACCATTTTCATCTAGTTTACCGGTGGCAAATCCTTTGTCTTCGGTTAAATGATCTACTAATAATTTGTTAAACTTAGAAACCATTTTTTTGTCACTAACACTTTTAGTTGATTCCGTATCTGACTTATTCGAGGTCTTTGATGAGTTAGACACTCCGATTATCATAAACAAAATACCTGCGATAACTAGAATGAAAGTTATTTTCATAGTGCGCTTGTTTTTTGCACTAACCTCTTCGATTTTTTTTGCTTTATCTATGATTAGTTTGACCCCTATAACAATTAGCATACCGATAGCTATAAGTAATAAGAGAGCACCAAATACAGTCATAATACATAACTCCTTAAAATCAGCTTTTAACGTCATTCATGATTGGACGTAGTAAGTTAAATTTTTTTCACGATGTCAGATACAGTATTTTCGAATGATGATGGTAAACCAAATTCATACATAAAATTCAAATAGTTTCGATTCTCAACTGGTGTGTCGCTATATACATATCTCGCTATTAATTCGATTCCATTTTCGTGAGCTAGACGTTCTTCAAATTTTTTACTTAAAGGTGAGAATGCATATACACCCTGCGCATCACTATCACCATATAGAATATGGCTCATTTCATGTGCTAGTCGAAAAGCGATGGAAATGATCGTGTTGTAGTTTTTGTTAATAATTATTTTTCGATGTTTTGGGTAACAAATGTCGGGCGTGGACTCATCTAATTTATTGGTAAATTTAACATCTATTTTCTTATTAATACAATACGTCAATAGGTAATCAATTAAATCACTAGTCATCCATATCCTCCAAAATACGACGAATAATTTTTAACTCAGCTTCTGGAATTTCTTTTCCATCAAAAGAAAGAATGGGGTTGTTGTCAAACACTTCTTTTAAATCGGATTGATATTGAGAAGGTTGGTTGTTATTAGCAACTACATCAGTATTTCCAAGTAAAAAGTCAGTGGATACCCCCAGTACGTCGGCAACTGCTTTTAACGTGTCGGCTTTAGGTGTTACCCTATTCCATTGGTATATTGATTTTTGGGCTATTCCAGCTTTAGTGGCGACATCTGTTAGAGAAAGTCCACGTTCTTTCGCCATTTTTTTGGTATTTTCTAAAAGGGTCATAAAAATCTCTCCATACTAATATCAATAAAAAGTACAATAGATTGAAATTAATCCTTTACATAAATTACAAAAGGTTGTACTATAATATTTGTTAAGTTATTTAATTATTTTTGTTCATAAAAGAGACCGTAAAACAAAACGTTAATCTTGAGCTGGCAGGCTATATAAGATAAATACATGTTTTTTATCGGCTTATTTGTTATGCAATTATAGTACAACGAATTGTACTTTTTGTAAATAAAATTATTAAATCAATTAACAAAATAAATAGAGGGAGGACGAATATATGGCTTCAAGTGCTTTATACATTCGAATTGATAACGTGTTGAATAACATGAATCGATCATGGGAATGGTTAGCAAGTCAGATTTATAACAGTAAGGGAACATCGTTAAAAGGTTCTTATTTGAGTTCACTAACTCAAAAGATGCAAAACGATGTAGAGCTTACTAAATCTGAAAAGAAATATGTACAGGAGATGAAGAACATTTTGAATTTTGCTGAATAGGAGAAAAGTATATGAAACCTGAAAGAGATGAATTCGGCTTAAAGAAACAAAAAACGCACAAACCAAATTATTTTGCTAGTTGGTTTGCGCTTATATTGTCGATTATTGCTTTGATAGTTGAGTTATATTATTAGCCGATAAATTTAAGTGCCAGGAGAATCATGCTAATTACTAATGCGATCCAAGAACGGAGTGATGACCAGTTTACTTCTTCAATTTGATGTAAGTAATCTACTCCAGCATCAGTAATGCGAAATTTACCATTACCTAATGGCATGTGATCTAAAACACCGGGTTCCGTTTCGATTAATTTGAAATCTTCAACAATGTACTTATGGCGTATCAGAAAATCAACGTCTGACTGTAGTAGTAGTTTTTCAGATTTTTTGGAGTGTAACCAGCGCAAGTTAATGAAATTAGTGAAAAGCATTATAAATATTCCTTTTCTAATAATCATAACAAATGAGAGGGCCAATAACAGATTGGAGAAGTTTAAATGGAAAATGTAACAGTATTTAATTTCGAACAGATGAATGTTCGAACGGTAGTAATTGATAATGAACCGTATTTTGTCGGTAAGGATGTAGCGGATGTTTTGGGATATAAGAGAACTGCGGATGCATTAAAGCAACATGTAGATATCGAAGATAAAGGGGTCGGTGAAATACAGACCCCCGGTGGTATTCAAAATATGACAGTTATAAATGAATCTGGCGTTTACTCACTAATCTTTGGGTCGAAGCTAGAATCGGCAAAGCGATTTAAGAAGTGGGTGACAACTGAAGTATTACCATCAATTCGTAAAACTGGAAGCTATGCTGCACCAATGACATTAGAACAAAAGATGCAATTAGCTTTAGAGAGTGGAGTTGATACTCAGAAGCGAGTTACAAAACTTGAAGATGATGTAACTGAAATCAAAGAGAATGCAGTGATTAATGCGAGTGATTATAACTCGATTGCTACAGCAGTTCGAAATCGAGTGCACACATTTTCGGATGTGCATACAAACATTAAACTTGGGCCACTATTTAAGGATCTAAACAGTCAAATTAAACGATATACAGGCGCACTTAATCGGTCACGAATTAAGAGTAAGGACTTCGACAGAGTAATCAATTTTATTGATACATGGAGCCCGTCAACAGTAGCACTAATAGAAGCCCAGCAAGTCGAACTAGATGTATAGGGGGGAGTGATTGAATGGATAAATTACATTCAGTTATGAGAATTAACGACATTCTTGAGGATACAGGATGGAGCCGTGATTATTTCGATAAAATAATCCGTCCTAGCAAAGTATTTATAAAAAATGTTCCTAATCGAACGCCAACGCATCGGCCATCGTATCTAAGGTCAGATTTCGAGAGGTATTTGAAATTGCCTGAGTGGTAAGAAAGGGTTTATAAAATGATGAATTATGTATTAACAGCTGGAACAGGTATATCAATTTTGCTGGTATCAGTATTAATTTATGCAGCGATTGAAGAAGTAACACGGCTGGCCCGCAATCGAAAGATATTTGCGGAGTATGCAGAAGCACGTGAAGCGCGATTAAATGACACGTTTGTGATGCTGAATGAGCTAGGAAAGTAGGGTGATGAAAATGAATCATTATATGACTCGATATATGGATGAACAAATGAATGAAGTTTATGTTTCTTGGATTCAAATTAATTTTTTCAAATGGTCATATCAATTTAGTAAACGATATTATGTGAATGGAAAAAGACAAACAAAAATGCCATAGCAGCAACTATGACATTTTAGAATTCTAGCCTCGACGCCAACCGTTGCCAGGCTTAGTGGTAGGTGGCAAGCGATCACCACGACCGATTGTCGCATTATGACCACCAGACACACGTCCGCCACGTGGTCCGACTTCAACATAGTGACCTGGCTTCTGGTTGTCAGTGCCAGGTTTAATTGAATTTGACATAAGCGGTTCTCCTTTCAAATTGAATTATAGAAATGGTTGATTGTTATCGATAACAAATACATTCATTTCTATGTAGATAATTATATCTCTCAAAAGAGATATGTGCAAATGTTCGAACGAAAAATATAACGGAGAGTTACGAATGAATATATCGAAAATAATACGGAAATACGTTGATTTAAAAGGTGTTTCTTGGTACTGGCTTATGAAAAACGCTGAAATAAAAAGTAACAGTACGATAGATAAAATGAAGAACGGAAGGCCGATTGATATTAAGCTATCAACGGCAATTAAAATTGCAAAAGTGTTGGATATAGATATGAATGATTTTAAAAAAAGTGAGGAAAGTAAAAATTTATGACAGCCGAAACAGCAATTAACATTATTGTCACTGCTGCTAAAAATAACTTAGGCGTGTACATTGCACCTGAATCATTTGTGAAAAATGGTGAACGCCAGCATATTTTGATTTTCAATGGTCGAGTTCAAGGTAATTCGATTATTGGTGGTCAACGTGTAATCAATGCAAATGATGCAGTCCGAATATTATCAGAAATGGTTATTTATGAGGACGAAATAAAAGGACTAGTCGCCTGCCAGCAAAACTAGTCCATCCATTAATCCCTGAGGTAATTATAACATGAATGAACAAATGATAACGGTTAGTGAAGATTTATTTACACCGGCACAACTATCTGAACAGATTAAAGCGATTAACACATCCGACCAATCAAATCTGGATAAAAAGGATGAAGTTAATAAGATTATTACGGCATTAAGCCGATTTAAAAAAGCAGCTCAAACTGAATTCAATAGGCAAATACAGCCAGCATTGGACTTGGAAAAAGAAGCTAAATTGTTGAAAGGCAACATTGTGATTGCTATTGAGCAAGAATGGAACAGCGAAGAAAACAATAATAAGCGACTAGATATTCTGAATGATAAGTTCGGACTAGAAGCTGATACCGATGGCATGGCAGAACGCTTTGCATCGGATAAAAAGTTATGGACACCTGCGGGTAATCCAAGCTCAAAGATTAAAGACATGATTATTGATGAGCAACGGCGTGAAAAGGAACAACAGGAACTCAAGCGTGCACAAGATGCGTTAGAAGCAATGCAACACGATGAACTTACAACGACTGACAATGTTCAACCAGTTGTGCAAGAGCCAGCAATCGCAGTCAGTCAAGACAACTGGCAAGAGTTCGTTGACCGAGTAACGCATCTAACAAACCAATATTCAGTTCGTTTGGTAGTTAGTCCATTCGAGAAAAAAGTCATTATTGAAAGTGAGGCTGAATGATGAATATTCAGGAAAAACTATTAGCGATTCAGTTTGATTTGAGAGCACCAAAAAATCAGAAAAATAAGTTTGGTAATTACAATTACCGTAGCGTTGAGGACATTCTGGAAGCTGTTAAACCTTTGCTGAAAGAACAGGGTACAACGTTGACGCTGACAGATGAACCGGTAATGATTGGTGATCGTATATACATCAATGCGACGGCGACACTACGCGACATTGAAGATGCTACACAATTCGTTGTGGTAACGGGATACGCTCGTGAATCAGCAGTGAAAAAAGGTATGGACGATAGCCAAGTGACAGGTTCAACAAGTTCATATGCGCGCAAGTATGCATTGAATGGATTGTTCTTAATTGACGATAGCAAGGATGCTGATACCAACGAGTATGCAAAGCAAAACGAATCGAATAGAACACAATCAAAAACCAACAATCAGAAACCGCACAACGAATTGAATAGCTACTTCACTTTGTGGGTTAAAAAGCTTCAAGAAAGTAAAGGACAAACAGAAGCAGCCGTGTATTCAGCATTGAATAATACGTTTAAAGTGGCGAATTTAAAAGCGTTTGATGCGTTAGATGACGCTAATAAACAGACCATAATCAAATGGTTAAAGACGATCGCAGAATCATAGGAGTAGCAAATGGATTTTTGGGGACGAGTGACAAACGTTAGCGGTAATGTAGTTACTTTGTCACTAGAAAGTTTAGAAGAAGCTAGTGAAGTCTCACGGTTACTAATGCAAGAGAAACCTGAAGCATATATTAACATTCCAGATGGTCGATTGATTAGTAAGACACAGCGTAAAAAAGCATATGCGATTATGGGTGACATTTCGGACTGGGCAGGATATGGACCTGAAGAAATAAAAGAACTGATGAAGTTTCTTTTTGAATTTGAAACAGGACACGAATATTTTAGTTTTGCGAGTGTCGATATGACAACTGCCAGAGAATTTATCACATTCCTTCTGGATTTAGCTTTAAAAGAGCACATACAGCTTAAAAAAACAGGTCTGGACTATCAGGACGATTTAGACGCTTACATGCATCAGTCGCTCAAATATCGCTCCTGCGTGCTATGTGGTAGACACGCAGACGTGCATCACATTGATGCAATCGGAATGGGAAATGACAGACGTAAGGTGGACCATCGCGGGCGGCTATTGATTGCATTGTGCCGTGAGCATCATCAACTGGCCCATCAAATGGGGTGGCTGACATTTAAAGACCAGTATCACGTTAAAGGCGTGACGTTGGACGCAGAAACATTGAACAGATTAGGAATCATGACATACAAGCGAATGAAGGAGATTGACGATGAACAGAGTAGTACTAGTAGGACGATTGGCTAGAGACGTTGAATTACGCTATACGCAATCAGGAACAGCAGTAGGATCATTCAGTATTGCGGTTGACCGCCGCCGTACGAATCAAAACGGTGAGCGAGAAACAGATTTCTTTAATGCAACGATTTGGCAAAAGGCTGCTGAGAACTTTGCTAACTTCACACACAAAGGTGCACGAGTTGCGATTGAAGGTCGTTTACAAACGAGCAGCTACCAAAATAAAGAAGGACAAACCGTATTCAAGACGGAAGTGATTGTTGAGAGTTTTGATTTGCTAGAAACAAAGGCTGAATCAGAAAGTTACAAGCAGGGGCAGAACAACAATGATCCATTCAGCCAACCTACAAACAACAATCCGTTCTCTGGTGGTAATGAGATGAATATCACTGATGACGATTTGCCTTTCTAAAGGAGTAAGAGATGGCTCAACGAAGAATGATAAGCAAGAAAGTAACTGATACAGATGCGTTTCTAGAAATGCCACTATCTACACAGGCTTTATATTTTCATTTGAATATGCATGCTGATGACGATGGGTTTGTAAGTAATGTGAATACCATCATGCGAATGATTGGCGCATCTGGTGATGATGCAAAGATTTTAATTGCTAAACAGTTCTTGATTCCATTTGATGATAGCGGCGTAGTAGTGATTAAAGATTGGCGTATTCATAATTACATTCGTAAAGACACATACAACGAAACAATGTATAAGGAAGAACGCCAGAAACTCAGTGTTGACGCCAATGGCGCATACCAAGTCAACGAACCGTCTACGGAACGTGCACGTGTCGTCAACGAGTCGTCACCACAGGTAAGGTTAGGTAAGGATAGGTTAGGTAAGGATAGTAAAGATATACAAGCACCGAAAATTGGATTTTCGGAAGATTTCGAAAAACTATGGGAAATGTATCCGAATAAAAAAGGGAAGAGCGTTGCTCAGAAAGCATTCAATAAAGCAATTAAAGATGGTGACACTGTTGAACAGATAAGAGCAGGTATCGAAGCGTACAAGGCTTATATCAAAGCAGAAGGTACACCAGTTATGTATATCAAGCATGGATCTACATTCTTTAATCAAAGAAGTTGGAACGATGACTACACGATACAGGCAAAGTCATCACAACGACAATTACCAGTTCGAGAGACACAACCTGATTGGAATAATCAGCCAACACAGCAGATTTCAGCAGCTGAACAGGCAGAGTTAGACGTGATGCTGGCTCAGATGTCAGACAAGGCGCGTAAGGCGCAGAAAGAGGATAAGTGATGGAAAAAATTGAATTAACACAGTCTAAGTTTGATGAACACTTTGAGATTGTTGATGAACAGAGAGAAATGAACGTTAAGTACGTTGTTGTATCGAACGTGCAAGATGTCTCAGGTAATTGGTGGTTTATTATGACTACCAATAATTTTGAAATCGATGTACCAGTATACGAGTTAGATAATAAGCGGGGAAGCGCAATTGACAATGCCTACATGTTTGATACACGAGAAGAAGCGGAAAAGTGGGCGGTTGGTGATTTTGAAGTGATAGAGGTGGAAGCATGACATATTGGTTTATTGAAAATGTATATGCTTTCATTGATATGCCGCATCCGTATGTTTTGATCGATAAAAATAAAGGTGGTTGGCATTACACTAGTGATTTTTCTGAGGCGACAAAGTTTTCCACATTCGAACAAGCTGATAAATGTTTAAAATCGTTGAACAGGGAAACGTTAGTAATTAGCAAGTATTAGTCGAGGTGGATGAATAATGATTGAAGAACGTAAGCAAGAAGAAGCACGTTTTCGCGGATATAAGGACTGGGCAGAGTTTCAAGCGAACGAGCCAGAAGAAGCAAATAAAGCGCGATTAGAAATTATGTATGGAGAGGATCCAAGGCTATGGTGAGAGACAAATTATTGAATAATCTGGCAGTGAAAATTTTGGTTGCAGTTGCCGGCTTAGCTGTGTTGATGGTGTATATTGCATTAGTTTGGGTATTACCTTTCATCGGGTTTTACTGGATTCAACTTGGATTAATCACTGGGTTGATTGGCGTATTTGCTTGGCTAATTGAACTTGCATTAGTTCTCACTGGAATTGTTGTTGTGATTGTTCTAGTTGATTGGTGGTGGTAACCGTGACAATAAATTCAGGATTATTTACATCGAATAAACAAGACTGGGAAACGCCGACAGAGTTATTTAATAATTTAAACGAAAAATATAATTTCACGTATGATTTGGCAGCTCGGTCTGATAATGCTAAGTGCAAGAAATTTATTTCACCTGAACAGAATTCGTTGAACGTTGACTGGTCATTATTGGAGGGTAATTTATTTTGCAATCCACCATATGGCAGAGAGTTGAGTAAATGGGTTCAAAAAGCATATGAGACATCGCTAGAGAAATCTGAACAGATTGTATTCATAATCCCAGCGCGAACAGACACGAGTTACTGGCATGATTATATTTTTAATAAAGCTGAAGTAATTTTCATCAGAGGTCGCTTGAAATTTGAAGTCGATGGCATTGCAAAAGATGCTGCACCATTTCCATCAGCAATTGTAATTTTTAATGGAAAGTCATATTTAAAGAATGATTTATAGGTGAGTGATATGGAACGAACAGCAGATGAAGAAGAGCAAATCAGGCAGGCACTTGAAGATGTCGAGGCAGCACATTCTGAATTAATGGGGATTCCAGTTGATGAAGATAATCTTGTACGGATTGCAGCAGCAAGTGAAGAGTTATCGAGTGCGATTGATGATGCACAGAGTTTGATTAGTCATATTGATAATGAGGGGTATTCAGAGTAATGGTGAATAGATTAATCAAGGGTGAAACGTTACAAGAGATGGCAAAACTACCATCTCGTTCAGTGGATATGATACTAGCCGATTTACCATATCAGGTAACGAAAGCTAAATGGGACATAATGATACCGTTTGATGAATTATGGGAGCAGTACAACAGATTAATAAAAGATGATGGAGCAATTGTTCTGTTTTCACAACAGCCATTTACTTCTCAACTTGTCATGAGTAATCCGAAAATGTTTCGATATGAAATCATTTGGAATAAGGTGCGAACCACTGGATTTTTAAATGCAAATAGGATGCCGCTGAAACAACATGAGAATATCCTAGTTTTCTATAAAAAATTACCAACGTATAATTCGCAAAAAACTGAAGGAAGTGGGCCATCACATAGTCGTGGAACTTCAGGAACTGCGAAAAATAGAATCTATGGACATTTCAATACGACAAATAACACAGCTAGTACAAAAAGTAATATGAAACATCCAACGGATATTTTGACAATGAGAAATCAGGTTGGAAAGGGACAATTGCATCCAACTCAAAAACCCGTTGAATTGATGGAATGGTTGATTAAAACATATTCCAATGATGGTGAGACTGTACTTGATAATGTGATGGGTAGTGGTTCAACTGGTATCGCAGCGATAAATACGAATCGTGATTTTATTGGCATCGAACTTGATACTGATTATTTTGAAATAGCAACTAATCGTATTAGATTGTGGTGGAAAGTTGCAAGTCCATATGAAAAACAGGATGCGGTCTGTGATAGTCAGCACCATTATTTTAAAGATGAGATTGGAATTAACGAAACATTATTCAAACTTGAGATTAAAGATGGCGAGAGATTGCTCAAATATCTTAATAAACGTGGATTAAAATTGCCAGATGGCATGGAATATTAACAATCATATAAACTAGAAAAGAGGAAAATATTATGTTTCATATTGAACCAACACCGCTATCGCTTTGGATTTGGATTTTTATTATTGCTGTACCCATTATTGTGGGATTGATTGGATATTTTGTTTATTTCAGTGGTAGTGAGTTAGCAAAAAAAATCGGACTAGTTATTTTGGCTATTGGGGTACTTGGATTTATTACTGCGGTTGGATTGGGTATCAGTTCAAAGTATTATAATTACACTCATTCAGCACAATACAACAAAGACAAGAAAGCCAAAGAAATTGAATATGCGCATAAGCAAATTAGGCGCATTGATATTCAAAATTATAAGGGTGAAACGACTTACACTTATACAGGTAACTTTGGATTCGATCATAAGGGACGAAATCTTACGCTCGTTGATAATGACACAGCAAATAAAATTACGTTATACATTGGTGATAATGATACGGCCATTATTACTGACTTAAAAACAAAGGGGAATAAATAATGTTCGGAAAAACTAAGTTTGTAGGGACGGTATCTGCGAAACCGATTCGTCCGTTTCCTTATCCTCATGTTCAAAGACAAGTCGCAATATTTGATTTATATAACGTGGTAGAGCTGAATAAGTGGTTACTCAAACATGAATCTGCCAGATTCCTTGGCATGGTAAATGTAAAGTCAGGAAATTCGGCGATTGCATACGAATACTATGTGGAAGAATAAGGAGTGGTCAATGGCAGATAGGATTGACAAATTATTGACTGATTATTTTAAAGGCAAGCTAGATTTGAATATCGCAATTAGGAAAATCGAGATTAATCATTCTAGTGAGCAGGATGAAAATGTTGGTGGTGGTCGGGCCCAAAATAAATACAATGATCCAAATGCTATTGCAATGATTAGAGAAGACGAAGATGTCGAATTACAAGTGCTAATTACGCAAGAGAATGTCATATCGAAGTATTATGATAATCTTTTGCCAGAACACAAGAGAGCAATATCAAATCATTATCGAAACAATCTTACATGGCAGATGATTGCATTTAGTGAATACGTTGATGAACGCACTGCAAGGCGCTGGCGAGACGACTTTAAATTCAATGTAAAAAAAGATTTAAAAACAATGCCCGTTTTGGGCTAAAATACGGTGCTAATATTGTATTATCGAATAGTTGATAAAACGATTCGTGTGGTAGTGGCGGAATAGGTAGACGCATACTAATTGAGAGTTAGTTAGATCATAACCATTTTAGGAGACGTGCGCACAAATCTCAGGAGCTCGGCAGTGATCATGTAAGGTGCAAATCCTTACCTACTACATTAAAGCTTGTAGCTTGAACGGAACAAGTGGACAAGTGAAAGACCTCGTACAACATGGGGCAGATAGTCACTCATCTTCGGATGGTGGCTTTTTATTTTGGTATAATCTATCCTTGGAGGTGGGTTATGATTTTTTTTGAAACATATATTGGAATTGTGTGGATTAAGGCAGCATGGAATAACACTCAGTTAAGAGACTACTGGTTCTCGACCAGTTCTTATGGTACACATTTTCAATGGGTTGGACTTTCCGTATTAATCGCCGCAATTGGGTTAGTTGTTAACGCTTATTGGTCTGATCATCTTGCAAGAGTGGAGCATGATAGAGATATAAAAAAGAAAAATAACGAAAAAATTCAGACAGCGATAATTGACTTTGTTGCGAATATATATTCATATACCAATAAATTTGTTGATGTTGTTATGTCTGAGAGACTTGAAGGAACGACAACAAAAACTAGAGAAGCTGAATTTATTCGAATGAAAACATCATTATTTCAAACAAAAAACACATATTTTTTAAGAGTAAAAATCTTATTAAACGAAGATGATGTAATGTTCAGAAAAATTTCATCAATAAATGATTCTCTAGACGCAATGATACGAGAAATAGCAGACAGACAGAAAGATGCTGATGCAGTATTAGATATATTTTCGGAAGCAAAAACCGAAGTACAAAATTTCGTAGATGACATTGGTAAGGATATAAAAAACATTGAATAATAGCGAACGGAGCGCGTAATGATAGTTGGTAGAAATAAGAGAATACAAGTAAGCGACAATAAGTTACATACTAAGATTACAGATACGGAAACAATTATCGACTTCGATCTACGAAAGAACGACAAGAGAATTAAAGCAACTAAGGCCACAGCATCAGTTAAGAATGCTAGTGGCTTTTTGTTTGAGTTTGAAGTTGAAGTAGTGAACGGAGTTGCACGTGTTGATTTCTCAAATGAATTCTTAGAGCAGCTAACAGTTGATACGTATTACATCGAATTCAATGTTGATGAAGATGGCGATAGGTCTATTTATCCTGATGAAGGCTTTGCAAGATTTGTAGTAGAACAGAATACAAAGAATCAAGACGGTGATTTAGTTCCACAACTTACATTTGATTTTGTGTTGAGTGAAGCAAAGAAGTACATTGATGAAGTAGTAGGTGATATTGAACAAGGTGCCAAGGGTGATAAAGGTGATCGTGGGGAACAGGGCCCACAGGGAGAAGTCGGCCCCAAAGGGGATAAGGGCGATACCGGACCACAAGGCGAGATGGGTTTGCCCGGTAAAGATGGTGCAACTGGTGCACAAGGACCTGAAGGAAAACCGGGAGCAGATGGTAAAGACGGTACTGATGGTAAGGATGCACCCGATAATTGGAACCGTGTACAAACAGCGGATGATTTAACCACAATGGGTATTGAACCAACGTTACCTGTTTATCAGACCAATGATAAAGGTAGCTATGATAACTCCGGAATGAATATCGGACAATTTGTAGCAGTTGTTGAAGTGTATACTGTCGGTGGTAAAACATTATTCTTAAATATGACACAAGAGTCAGTAGTAGTTTCAATAATGCTACAGATTACTAATTTGAATGATTACGGAAATGTGGTTGTATATGACTTGGGTAATCGATTCTTAATGCCAGATTATCCCTCACCTATTCAAGTGGGAGATGACTATTACCTATCTTATGATGCATATGGTTTGACATGGAAGAAAAGCGCAGAAGTTCCAGATAGATTGCCGCCGATGAATTGGGTTTTAGATACGAGCACTAAACCGTGGAAAATTAAGTTTGATAATGGAATGGTGTTGACGCTAAATGACTACGGAGACAATGCAGCAATCTATGGTTATGGGCACCCAGTATCGTTAGATGATGGAAAAATTGCAGGACAAGTAATCGCAGCAAACTTCATTCAAGCTGCACGTGGATATATAACAATAGACACATTCAAGGCTGGTAGTGGAAGTTCATTTAATTATTTCTCCAACAATTACACATTAAAGAATTCAATGAATGACAGTAGTAAGTATGATTTTACAATAGCAACTTTCGGAGTAGCTGATGACAAGTACAATCGTCAGTACGTTGTTATCAAAATGATGTATGAGATGGGTATTTGGACTGAAGCGGAAATTGAATCACTTGGTGCAGTTAAGAATCAAAGCCGTGGGATTGAGATACTATATCCGCATGTTATTGTTCCGGGTCCGGTTGACGATATTAAACAAAGATAATCTGAAAGAGAGAATGATATGGCAAACGAAAATGTAAATACGGATATGCTGCAACTAGTATTAGAAGCATATAAGCTTGGACGTTCAGAATCGTATGGTAGTAAAGTTCGAATTGATGAACTAGTTAAATGCAACATAGATAAATTAGTCAAAGTGGAGTCGAATTCAAAGGTATAACAAAAAGCAGACAACCGAAAAACAATAGGATTTAGTGATTAGTAACAAAGGAGGTGTGTAACTATGGCAAGTAAATATGACAGCCTAGTGAAACCTCACTTGGAAGATGTGAAACAACTGAGGCGGGCTGGTGCTAAGTATAGTCAGATTGCCAAAGAGTTGGGAATCAGTTTAACCACATTAAAGAATTACAGGGAAGCACATGAAGAGTTTGCTCAGGCATTAGCAGATGAAGAACTTAATCTAAGAACGGCATTGGCTAACGTTGCAGAAGATGGATTGTTCACTAAGCTACGAGATAGATTCATTGATGAAGTAGTAGTGCGTGAAGTAATCGATAAGCAGAATGAAGTTCGAGAGCTTAGAGAAGTAAAGACGCGATTTGTACCAGCAGATACTACGGCAATTATCTGGGCGTTAAAGAATAGATTGCCTACTCAATGGAATAAGGACGAACATGAGTTATCTATTCTAAGGGGTAAGAAGATAGAAGCTGACATACATGCTGAATCATCATCAGAAGACTTAGGCAAGATGATACAGGATAGACTAGCAGGATATGGTGATAGCAATGAATAGTTATCGGCAATACCCTGAATGGTTTTTGAAGTGGCAAAGAGATTTTTATAATTCATCTAAGTGGCGTAAGTTACGCAACCAAGTAAGAACAGACAAACGAATGCATTCTGATATGAGTGGCAAGTTAATCAAAGGCAAGTCGATTGTGGATCACATCATACCTATTACACCAGATAACTATATGGATGATGATATAACGTTGAACCCTGACAACTTACAACTGCTAAGCATTGAGGAACACAACGTTAAAACGTTTGGAAAAAAAGAAAAAATGATTTTCGAACCAAATGATGAACGGAAGATTAATTTATTTTAATCCCCCCGGGTTGAGAATTTACGTTGAGGTCAATCATACCGGTTGTTCAGGCACGCAAAACTCTCTCCTATATTTTTTGGTCGTGAAATTTTTGAAATTTTGTATTTTGGCTATTTTGACCATGTAAAAAAGCAAAGAAAGGAGGCGCAAAGTCATGCGATATTTCGATAAGTATGTTGAACTGATTGAAAAGGGCGATATAGTCGTTGGAAGAGCAGTGAAACTAGCTATTAAACGTGTTGAACGGTTTAAAGAGCAGTATAAGTTCAAGCAAAATGAAGTTGATAGGCGAATAAAGTTCATCGAGAATGAAACCAGCCAGACAAAAGGTGGTAATGGCAAATTAAAACTAGCATTACCGCAAAAAGTTTGGCTTGAAGTCGCTTGGGGGTTCTATCATGATGCAGAAGTGACAAAAGTTAATCCTGAAACGATGGAAGAATATCAAACAGTTGAAGAACGCCGATTGATTCATGAGATACCAGTAATTATGGCTCGTGGTTCAGGTAAAACAACACTAGGCAGTGCAATTGCTATGGTTGGTCAAATAATGGATGGTGAGTATGGTGCTGACGTGCAGCTGCTGGCATATAATCGTGAACAAGCTGGTTTCTTGTACAATGCTAGCCGTGCAATGACATCTAATGAAAATAGCTTACTGCATATGATGGTGTTATCTGGTTCACTACGATCAACAAAGCAAGGTATTCTATATGAGCCAACAAACTCATTGATGAACATTAAGACATCGGACTATGAATCACTGGATGGAACTAATGCACACTTTAATATATTTGATGAGGTGCACACCTATGATGATGATTTCATCAAGGTTGTCAATGACGGTTCGGCAAAGAAGCGTAAAAATTGGCAGACATGGTATTTATCAACAAACGGAACAAAGCGTGAACGATTATTTGATAGGTATTTCAAAATTTGGATGGATATTTTAGAAGGCAAGACTGATAACGATTCGGTCATGCCTTTTATTTATCAATTGGATAATCCTGAAGAGATTCACGATTCGAAAATGTGGCAAAAATCAATGCCACTGTTGGGAATCACAACTGAAAAAGAAACAATTGCAGCAGACATTGAGATGTCACGAAATGACCCTTCACAGCAGGCTGAGCTAATGGCTAAGACGTTTAATCTACCAGTGAATAATTATCTAGCGTACTTCGTAAATGAGGAAACAAAGGGTAACAGGGATAAATTTAAACCTGAGTTATTTGATGGTGAAGATGGTTCGCCAGCGTTAGCGATTATTGGCATTGATTTGTCGGCAGTCAATGATATTAGCTCGGTGTCATTCATGATTAAAGATGGGGATGCATTTCAATTTGTGAATCGGAAATATATGCCACGTACCAATGTCGAGAAATTGCCAAAGGAACAGCGTGATAAGTATTTTGAATGGGAGCAACAGGGTTACTTAATTTTGCATGAAGAAGCGTTTAACAAACAATCGTTTATTTTTGACGATATTCAGCGTTATATGAGTGAACATAACATTCTACCAATGGCCGTTGGATATGATGATTGGAATGCAGCTGAATTACACGGTATGTTCAATGATAGCTATGGCGAGATCACACATAACGTTTCGATGACCACTAAGACACTCAGTCAACCCATGAAAATTTATAAGCAGCTAATCGGTAATGAAAAGATTGTCTTTGATGACCCAGTAGCTACTTGGAATCACTTGAATGTGGTGGTACGAGTTGATGGTGCTGGCAATATTTTTCCAAACAAAGAGAAAGCGAAGAACAAGATTGACGTATTTATGTCACAGTTGATTGCTTTCATCACGTATGAGAAAAACAAAGACGATCTTGAATACTACTACAGCTAATGGAGGTGATTAGCATGGGATATTTTACGGACTTCTTAGAACGGATACGGGGTTCTGGGCTAGGGATTAATCATAGGTCAATGTATGAGGTGCATAGACGTCGTAGTTATTGGCAACGTAATTCAATCTATCTTGATAATATCTACAACAAAATTGCTACTGATGTGGCGATGATGAAGTTTAAGCACATCAGAGTGACACGGAACTCGAATGCAGCAGATAACATGGAATGGTTTGAATTTAGTGACCTATCTAATGTATTGACGTTATCGCCAAATGAATATGAAGCGCCGTTTGTCTTTTGGTCGAATGTTATTCGAGATATGCTACAAAATCAAGTGTCTATTGTAGTTCCAGTCTATGAAAAAGGAACGCTTGTTAAATTGCAACGAGTGCAAGGCAATGCTAATTTCAATCCAGATGGTACGGTAAATATTGTGGTTGATGAAATTAGTAAGGTGGTAAATATTGCTGATATTTGGATATTTGAAAATCCTAAGCAAAATATCAGTGCACAATTAGGCGAAATTACTAAGTTGATTGACGACAATTTACATGCATTATCAAGTAAGTTGAATGATAATTCAGGCATTCGTGGTTTACTCCATTTACCAACACGAGCGGCAACTGATGACATCGAAGATAGAATGAATAAACGATTAACCGCATTCTATGACACGGGTAAAGATGGTGGTGTTTCGTATCTTGAAAAGGGTGAAGAATTTCAAGAATTATCACAGACGTATGGTGGAACTGCTAGTGCTGATGAATTGGAGTTCTTAAAATCTCAACTCTATAACGCTTTCGGCATTAACGAAAAACTTTTTACAGCTGATTATAACGAAGAACAGTATCGAGCATATTATCAGAGTGTTGTTAAAGTTTATACCCGGGTAATTTCAGAAGAGATTAATCGAAAGATATTTACTAAAACAGCACGTAGGCAAGGACAAAAAGTGCTTGTCTATATTGATATGTTCGATATTGCAAGTTTGAAGGACTTGAATGATTTTGCGTTTAGGCAAAAGTATTCTGGTAACTTCAACTCAAATGAAATCCGTGAAATGTTTGGTTATGGGGCTTACGAAGGCGGCGATACATTTGAGACTAATAAGAATGCGATACCGATTGAGGCACTGCATTCTGGAAAGGAGGAATAAGATGGCAGGTTTACGAAATAAAGGAATGATGGTTAAGGCTGTGTCACCTGAAGAGCGTGATGCAGCCTTTCATTTTAAGGGTTACTTATCCACTTATGGCAATGCTGATCGTGATGGAGATGTCATTAACAAGGGTGCGTTTGATGACAGTATCAAAAAGCATTCAATTGTACCGATGCTATTCAATCATGACCGCAATAAAGTAATTGGGAAACTCGAATTATCGAGCGATGACCACGGTTTGAAAGTTGAAGGCACTTTGAATCTTAATGATCCAGAAGCTAATCGAGTCAAAGAGCTACTTGATATGGGCGCACTTGATTCAATGTCTGTTGGTATGGCCATTAAAGGCTATGATCCAATCGATGCTGAACGTCCATATGGTGGCTGGGAGATTAAACAAGCAGATGTCTATGAGGGTTCAGTTGTGACCATTCCAGCAAATGAAATGGCTGTGATTGAAGAAGTAAAGTCACTTGATGCAGAAGACAGGAAAGAGCTAGCAGCATTACGTCTTGAAAAGCGTAAGTCAGAAGCACTGGCACGTTTTTAATTAAAGGAGAATAACATGAAAAAGTCACTATTAGAATTACGCGAAAAGCAAACATCATTAATGTCTGATATTGCAGGATATGAAAAGCAATTAGATGGCATGAAAATCAAGGTTAAGGAAGCAACTGCTGAGGACCAAATCGCACAAATCGAAAAGGACCAAGAAACAGTGAATACTGCCTTGGAAGCAGCAAAAACAGAATTGCAAGATGTTGATTCCGAAGCTGAAACGGTTGAGGAAGAAATGAAATCATTAGCTATGAAAGGGAAACAAAAGATGGCCGAAGATAAGAATAAGACTATTACACCAGCCAAAGACTATTTGAAGTCTAAGGCTGCAATGGAAGACTTCGCTAATATTATCGCCAAGAATGCAGGGGCTGATAAAGAAGACGTGGCAAAGGCATGGGAAAAGAATCTTGCTACCAAGGGTATTACTAATCCAGAATCAATTTTGCCACAAGCTGTTGTAACGGCAATTTCTGATGCATTTGAGAATTCAGGTTCATTGTTCGCTACTTTGTCAAAGACAGGGCTTACTGTTTACCGTGAGGCTTATAACACGGTTACAGACGAGACCGGACGTGCTAATGGACACAAGCGTGGAAAAGACAAGCAAGAGCAAGTCATTACGTTGTCTGACAAGACAATTCGTGCGCAATACATTTACAAGTACATCACACTTGATCGCGAAACATTACGTGAGAATCAAGATACTGGTGCAATTATTAAGTATGTTTTGCAAGAATTGCCACAACGTATTGTGATGGAATTGGAACGTGCAGCTATTATCGGTGATGGCCGATTAAAAGATGCTGATGATAAGGTTACATCATACGAAGCGGTGGTTGATGCAGACGCGGCTTACACAGCTAAGATGACGCGTACAGATGCAGCATTGCTTGTCGATTTAATTAATCTTGATGCTGAAATCACAGCAGAAGGTTCTCGCTATTTGGTTATGAATCGTCGTACTTTGGCATCAATGAAGACTACTCTTGATGCTAATGGTAATTTGGCATATCCAGTTGGTACAGACTTTGCTGCATTATTGGGTGTTAAGGCTATCTTCACACCTGATTGGTTCGAAGAAGGTACTGACGGTGCACCTATGGTAGTTGAATATGTGGGGGACGCATATAAGATTGTCGGAGATAGCACGATTGATTCTTACGATAACTTTATTTTGGCCAAGAATAAGCATGAGTACTTGCAAGAAATCTACTCAGGTGGAGCATTGGTGAAGCCAAAGTCAGGTGCCGTATTGTTAGCTAAGGCAGCAGCTGGCGGTGGTACTAAGAATACTCAAAAGCAAGAAGAATCTGACCCCGCAGAAGGTTAATAGGTGAATAATATGGTTTACAACGTATTAACGGCATTCAAGGATAAGTTAGATGGAAAAATCTACTATCCCGGTGACAAATATACAGGTAAGAAAACAAAGGCTCGAATTGCTGATTTGACAAGTTCAGAATATGAACTTGCAGACGGTACATTGGGGCCTTTTATTGAGCCAGTAGATGCCGAATAGCGAACGTATTAAGCGACAATGGCTAAACACATTCAAATGGGGTGAGAAGCCCATAAAGGAGGAATGATGACCGTATTAAACGATTTGAAAGAACTTCTTGAAATGGATTCGGACGAAGATATTTTTGATAGTCAATTACTACAGCATGCAAATAGCGGAATTAATTACTTGAAAAATAATGCTATCCCAATTACTAAGATTGATTTAGATACTGAGCCATGGGATGCAGTTAAAGATGATTATCAAACTGTTTTATCGTGGCTTAATTTATTTGTATTGCAACGTTTTGATAGGTCATTAATGAATGGACCGGCTGCAACAAAGCAATGGATTGAATCAGATATGGAAGATTCACTTTATCAATTGAAAATCAAATATGATCGGGGGCAATCATGAAATCAACGCGAACATCAGTAAGGATTTTCTACTCAGAGATGGTTGAAGTTGAGCCCGGTGTTTGGGAAAAAGAATTCACTTCAAAGCGAGTGAAAGCTGAACAAGAGAATGTATTTCAAACACGCCGTGATACAGCCTTAAAAGACGGTATGCCAATTTCGGCACGTTTTGTTATCCGTGAGGATGTATCAATGAACGCTGATTATGTCGAGTGGAAAAAATCAAAGTACAAGATTAGATCACTTGTACCAGATATTACTTCTCACTTTGCAGTACTTGAACTTGGCGAGTTGATGTGAGGTGCTTATGAAAAAGTATTTTACACGTGCAGAAGTGCAAAAAATTCTAAGTCAGAATGCTTTGCATGCAGAAGCTAATTATTTAGACAGAGAGTCTGATGATAGTCCTGATAATTTCATCGTCTATTTTCGACTTAGTCCTAATGCAACCGTTTATGCTGATGACCAAGTGCATATCAGGAAAGCATTGTTACAGGTTAGCCATTATCACAAGCGAAAGCTTGATAATATCAGCCAGTTAATGGTCGATAATTTCAATGTTGAGCCTGCTGCATTCGATATAAAGGATATAAATTCTGATTATTATGCAACTCATTATCGTGTTGAGATATTTACGGGGGGTGAATGGTAATGGGATCAGGTTCAATTGATGTTTATGATTTGAAAATTGACCTTACAAGTGGCATCAAAGAAGTTCTTGAAAAAACTGGTAAAGACGCGGCTGCGGATATTGCCAATAATTCACCAACAGGAACTACTGGACGCTATAAAGCTGGGTGGACTTCACAGTTGATTAATGGTGGTAAGACAGTAGCCATTTATAACAATGGTAAGGATGCCACATTAACGCACTTGCTTGAATTTGGTACAGCAAAGCGTACTACAAAATCAGGTAAAAACACTGGTGTTATGTCACCAAGAGAGCATATTAGGCCAGCATATAACAGGGCTAAGGCTAAGTACTTAAACGACTTAAACAAAATTATTATTAAACCAGAATAGGAGATTTACACATGGCAAATGATGTAGCTACAACCAAGAAATATGACAAGCGAACTGCAACGCATGGTAATTCATGGGGAGCCTTTGCGAAAATTACAAATGATTCAGCTGGTGAGACACAATTTGGGACCCCTAAAATTTTTACTGGATTACGAGCTAATAGTTTTGAAACTACGCAAGATTCTAATCCATACTACGCTGACAATTTAGAGCATATCCGTTTAACAGGTGCAAAAGCGGTAGAGGGATCAATTAAGGCGTACCAATTCCCACGTCAATTTGCAATTGATCACATGGGTTATAAGGAAACTGAAAACGGTGGACTTATTGACACTGGAACATTTGGAAACTTTGTATGGCAATTCGTTGAAACAATCACAGACCAGTTCGGTGGAGAGACGGAACAATTAACTATCTATTACAACGTTAAAGCGTCTGCACCAACAGCAGAAACAGCTACAGATGAGGATAGTGCTGAACCAAAAGAATTCGAAATTCCTGTGACTGCGTCACCAAATCCAGCTGTAATTGATGGCGATGGTAAGGCCGTCACAGTGATGACAATCACAAAGGATGAAAAGAACGCGGCATTGTTCGATTTGGCATATCAACAGGTTATATTACCAGACACAAAGATTCCAAGTGATCCAGAAACGCCAGCGGAGGGCTAATTGATGCTTAAAAAAATCGTTACATTTTTAGATATTGCGGTCGATGATAGAGGAAACGAGAATGAAGTTGAGCGAAAAGAGACGGTTCGTTTCGTGTATACGTTACGAACGTTGAAATTATATGAACAGCGTACTGGGCGGCGATTCTTTTCTGATTATAATCAGGCACTTCAAGCGATGTCGGAATATTTTACAGGATTCGAAAAAGTTAATGCGGAAGAAGTATCACAAGAACAGATGATGCAAATCCTACCATTACTTTCAGACGAAAAAATCAATACGTTTTTGATTGAATTGTTGCCAGTACTATTTGCTGAGACCAAGGATGGTGTATTAGTTCAAAGTGAAGTGACGGCGGATGAAGCAGAGAATAGTATGTGGCTTATGTCATTAGTCAATGTTGAGATGTTTATTGAGGTATTTCAGATGCTATCGCAGCATCAAACATCAAAGAAAAAAACAACTAAGTCAGCGTCAAAAAAATAAATGCGCTTGAAATATATCGGGCTGTTATTTTGTCATCTATATCTGTTGAATGGGCAGAAAATCAACATCTGAATTATTTATTAAATATTCTTGATGTGGTAAACGAGGATGAAGAAAGTAGAAAGCCAAAAAAGATTTCTAGCGCGGAAGTCAATGCGAATATTGTTTGACGAAGAGACACACATATCGTGTGTCTTTTTTACATATAGAAAGGAGGAATTTATGGCACAAGAATTTCAAGGCCTGTACGTCAAGTTTGGAGCGAATACTGTCGAGTTCGATAATTCCATAAAGGGAATTAATAAAGCAATGACCACGTTGAAAAAAGATTATCAGTCGTTAAATAAGCAATCTAAACTTGACCCAGGAAACATAGATACAGCAACAAAGAAATTAGAGAATCTACAAGAGCAAGCTCGTGTAGGTGCTTTAAAGGTTCAAGAGTTGAAAAACGAACAAGCAGCATTGGGAAAAGAACAGGTAGGTACAGCTGAGTGGCAGAAATTGCAAACTCAAATCGGACAGACTGAAGCGCAGATGCAAATTGTTAATCGAGCAATAGCGTCTACTAATAAAACTATTTCTGGATTACAACCCGGTGGATTGTTGACAATTCAACAAGAAGCCAGTGATGTGGCATCTGAATTGGATATTGTTAATCGGAAACTTAAATTAGATCCAACTAATACGGATTTATTGGCAAATAAACAACAACTGCTAGCAAAACAAGTTGAATTAGCCGGCAGCAAAGTCGAGGCATTGCGAAAAGAGCAGTCTCAACTTGGTAATCAGGATGTAAATTCAGCAGAGTGGAAAGAGTATGCAAGAAACATTAGTTTGGCAGAAGTAGAAGCTGATGAACTCAAAGCATCCGTCAAAGATGTTGGGAATGCAACCACTGATTCAGGCAATAAGTCTGATGGATTGAAAGAAAAGTTTAGTTGGGGTGCTGTGGCAGGTGGTGCAGCTAAAATTGCGCAAAAAGGAATGGATGCTGTGTCTGGAAGTCTTGATGCAGCAATTTCACGTGTTGATACAATGGATGCATTTCCTAAGGTACTTCAAAATTTTGGATTTAGTGCTACTGATGCTAAAGGTGCTACCGAAAAAATGGCAAAGTCTATTGAAGGACTGCCAACGACTATGGATCAAGCTGTTTCAGCGGTTCAAGGGTATGTTGGAGCAACTGGAAATCTAGACCAATCTGTTGATTTGTTTCAAGCAACAAATGATGCTGCGATGGTATTTGCTCAAGGCAGTAGCGAAGCTGTGGACCAATTTTCAAGAGCATATCAGCAAAGTCTTTCAGCTGGAAAAGTTGAAGCAGAAAACTTTAATAGTATGAATGAATCAATGCCAGGGTTGATGAATAAGGTTGCTGAATCAATGGGGATGTCAATGGCAGACTTAAAAAGTGGCTTGAGTGATGGCAGTGTTTCCATTGAGGATTTTAACAAATCATTTACTAACTTAGACCAACAGGGCGGAGCAGGTATGCAATCTCTTGCAAAATCTGCGCAGGATAGTTCTGGTGGAATCAAGACGACAATGCAGAACGTTAAAACTGAGATTGTTAAAACAATTGCAGGCATAATTGAAGCGGTGGGTTCTGACAACATTAAAAATGCATTTAAAGCTATTCAGGACGCAATCAAAGGAGTTGTAGATTTTGTAAAGAAAAATAGTGATTGGTTAAAACCGTTGGCTGCTGGAATTGCTATCATTGTTGCTGGATTTAAATTGTGGACCACTGCGATCAAAGTTTGGCAAGCCGCTGTAAAAATAGCGACAGCAGTCCAAACAGCATTCAATATTGTTATGGATGCCAATCCCATAAGTTTGATTATTATTGCGATTGCAGCGTTAGTCGCTGGATTGGTTTATTTTTTCACTCAAACAAAAACAGGTCAACAGATTGTAAAAGCAGTATGGGATGCAATAAAGAATGCTATACAGAGTGTTGTTGATTGGTTTACCAACACCGCATTACCCGCAATTCAGTCATTTATTGACGGAGTTAAAAACGTATTTCAATCAATTGGTGATTTCATCAGTAATGTTTGGCATGGCATATTAAACGTTATTCAGACGGTAATTAACGGTATTGTTCAATTTGTTTCTGATGGGTGGAATGGACTAGTTTCCACTATCACAAGTGTTGTCACTACAATTAGTAATGTCATATCTAGTGTTTGGAATGGAATTGTTAATTTCATTAAAGGGGCCGTTGATTCAATTTCATCAACAATTTCAAACGTTTTCGGTGCGATTGGTAATTTTATATCGGGCGTATGGAACGGAATTGCCAATGGTGTATCAAGTGCATGGAATGGTATTGTGAATTCTGTTAAAAATGCTGTATCAGGTGTTTGGAACGCAATTACTAGCACGTTTGGCAAAATTGGCGGATATATTTCTGGCGTATGGGATGACATCATTGGGACGGTTTCTACATGGGGCGGTAAGATTATTGACAGTATTGTTAATGGTTTGTCTGGTTTGGGTAGTGCAATTTCTAATGCTGTCTCGAATGCTATTAAATCAGTTGGTGGTGTAGTTGGTAAAGTTATCGATAAGATATTAGGTAAGTCGGCTGGATCATTAAATCTAGGTATGGATGGCGTTAATGGTTCGGGTGCAATCAATGCGCACGGATTGTTTGCTGTTAAATCAATGGGCGTTCCAGAGGTTACTAATAATATGGGTGCTCGTACGTCATTGAACATCAATGTAACTGCTAATAATGCAAACGGTCAAGATATTGCACGTGATATTGAGCGAGCAATGGTAAGGAGGGTATTCAGACGATGATTAGACAATTTAATTTAATTAATTCGCTGGGTGAAAGAAAACAGTTGAATGATTTAAATTCGTTCGCTTATAATCCCACTGGACTTGGCTTGTCGATGAGCAATGAATATTATGGTGCCAATGCTAATTTCGTTGGTATAGGCATCGGTGCAGACCAAACATCAATCAAATTTAACGTACTATTTGGCGCTAATGGTGGTAATGCATATCAAGATTACTCTAATTTCATTAAATATTTAGATTTAACACCGCTTCAGATTGAGTATCAAACTGATGCAGGTGTTTTTTTGAAGGATGTGAATTTTAAGGAATTGACGAAAAGTGAAATTAACGAATGGAATGTGATAGATGAAGAAATCACATTCGAATCATTAACGCCTTGGTATCGAGAAATGAGCGGGAATAGTGTCATTTATTCTGATCAAGATGGCGATGGAAAGATTTATATCAATAATTCGTCAGAGAATAATACTGGATTCTATGCATACGATTATGTGTATGAAGAGCCAGCGGCAAGCACTGACAATAAATATTTCCATATCAAGAATGAAAGTGTTTATTTAGGTGCATCAACTGGAAGTCCACTGACTGTAATTATTCATGGTCCAGTTACTAATCCAGCATGGGAATTGCATGTAAATAGTGAATTATTGTTTAGTGACAGGTATTTTATTGATATTCCAGCAGGTGACACGTTAGTGGTTTCATCCGTCCCGCAGAATGAACGAGTTGAGCTTATTGGAATCGATGGAACTGTGTCAAATGTGTATTCGGCACAAGATTATACGAAATCTAACTTCGTTAATATTCCAAAGGGTGAAAGCACACTGATTTTTGATGTTGGCAGCGCCAAGGTTGAGTATACGTACCGTGAAGAAAGGCTGGTGGTCTAATGAGTACACCACTAGGAATCTGGGTATTATCCAGTGATGGAAATTTTGATACCGTACACGTGACTACTTCATACAATTGGGAGATTAACAATGACTATATATCATCAGAACAATCGACATTCGAATTGCTAGATAACGGACCAATTGTTGAAGGTCAATTTATTATTGCAAAGCGATTGCATACCGCTGATGTAATCTATATCGGTATTATTAATGCGTTTGAGAATGGTCAAGTAAAGACTGGGTTGATGCAAACAGGGTTAAATTACGACATTATCATGCGCCCGGGATCAGGTAAGGATATTAACGCGCATCTAGCAGCCTTGATTAAGAACAACAATTCAAAAAATCAGCCACTTGGTGCGGTTTCTGAAATAGAAGTTGATGGTGATGCTTCAGCATGGTCATACCAGCAAGAAGATGCCGTAAAAGTAAAAAACATGCTGAGTTATTTTACTCATATGTTCAAAAAATACAGAAACATTTTGACATTTCAATTGAGTTCAAACGGTATTTCTGGTCGATTATCGAAATCAACCAAAAATCTAGCTTTAAAGAATAATTCAATTGATTTTGTTGATTGGGATGTATCTGTTAGCCCTGCTGATACTGGTACGAATAATTTAATCATCTATTCGATTGATAGTACACCAACGGTACCGAAAATTCTTTCAAGTTGGTATTTAACGCGTGGCGGTGATTTAACGCAGTCAATCGATGACAATGTGCGCGTGCCTGTTCTATCAAAAGGCGTTATCTATGAAAGTTATAAGGATGATGAAACAGGTGAAATTCCAAGTTATCAAGAGATAGCTGAAAGTGAATTAAAGGCATCAACGTATGCACATGAGATTAACGTTTCAATCCGAAACGAATCAAAGCTAGTGCAGTTTGCTGATTTTAATTCGATTGGGGCGTTGGCCACAATTACGTATGACAACACAATTTATCAATCGGTACTTACTGGTTGGACTATGAAAAGCGACAATGCATTCACCACGTTTATGTTTGGTAATGTGCGTTCGTCACTATCTGATTTATTGGAGGATGAATAATGACAATTGAAGGGTATCAATTTGATAGAGCAAAAGTAACTGCAAAAGCGGATGCAACTTTGTACGATTCGTTAGCAGGTGATCAATCACACATTCTGAAAGGCTTCGGGGATGAAATGTCTGTGACATCGACCGGTTTGAATTTGACTGTAGGAACTGGCTTAGCATTAATTCAGGGACGGATGGTTAGAATTACTGAACCGGAGGCAATTTCGATTCCAGCAAACGTGAGTGGTTATCTATCAATCACTATTGATTTAACAAAAGAGAATGAATCAACTGGGACACCGGGTAATTATGACTATGTTGTCACTAATAATCAGGTTGAAGTTGAATTTGTAACAAACATTATTTCGGGTGACTTGAACAATGATGAAATGATTAACAATTTCATCTTGGGAACGATCACATCGACAACGTCAGCCGTGACATTTGTACAAGAAAAAACAAGTCTGATTGATGTATTTTCAAAACCTGCGAACGTTAAAGTGTGGCAGCCGAACATTGAATATGAAAGCGGTGATCTGATTACATTCGGAACAATGGGAACTCTAGAAACTGGTAAACTGGATAATCCTATGTTCAAAGCGTTGAAGACGCACAAATCTACAGATTCATTCCCATCTAATGTAGATGGCATCTGGCAATTGATTAATGTCGATGCATATTCTAAGAAATTTGTAGTTAAGACATTCGCTGTGGATTTCTATTTCAATCGTGTCGGGAATATGGTTAATGTCTACACGCCAGCGTCTAAGTATGATATCGGGGACAGATACGATATTATGGGTGCTGAAAATATTCCGCTCATGAAACCAGAATGGCTCAGCGGTATATCGGCTATTTCAATTGAACAAAGTTCAGGGGGGACATTCACAGGGATATTGTCGTTACAAGGGGATGGACATATTATTGCACGAGGTAATAATACTAAAGGAACTTTCTATGTTGGGCACTATCTAGTGACTAATCCAGCTGTGTGGGACGCTGGTGTGCCAGATAACGGAGAAACAGAATGAATGTAAGTACGGAAGTTTTATTGGCGGTCGTTACTGGTATTGGTGGTGTATTCACAATCGTCATTAATTACCTGATTGGCCGTCAAAAAACAAATGAATTGAATAATGACCAACGCATTCGTGATTTGAATAAAAAGGTCGATAAATTGATTCAGGACGTGATGAAATTAACACGAGAGAATGCTGAATTAAAAGTTGAAAATACCATGCTCAAAAGTGAGCTTGATAAGTTGCAAAGCAAGAAAGGATAATAGAATGAAAATCAATAAATTTTTCAAGGGACTGCTTGCAGCCCTTTTTATTTTCGGGTTCACAGCACCAGTTAGTGCGGCCGTTGGAGACCATGGCGTTGATTGGGCTGTATATCAAGGTGACTATGGTAAGTTTGGTTATGCACACGATAAATTCTCAATCTCGCAGATTGGGGGCTACACAGGTGCAATATATGACCAATCAACGTATAAGACACAAGTGCAGTCAAGTATTGCACAAGGCAAGCGAGCACACACTTATATTTGGTGGCAGAATGTGACGGATAACGGCACAGCTGATTATGTGCTAAATTACTTTTTACCAAAGGTTCAAACACCTAAGGGTTCGATTGTAGCGCTTGACGTTGAATCTGGCTGGCAAAATACAGATACAATTCTGTATGCTCTGCAACGCATTAAAGATGCTGGATATACACCATTATTGTATGGATATAAAAATTTCTTGGTCAATAACACTGATTTGAATCGTATCGCTGATAGTTACGGACTGTGGCTTGCAGAATATCCAAATTATGAAGTCACACCAGAGCCAAATTATAACTACTTCCCATCCTTCAAAAACGTGCAAGTGTTCCAATTTACATCAACATATATTGCTGGTGGATTAGATGGTAACGTTGATTTAACAGGGGTTACTGATAATGGTTATACAAAGGGTAAACCCGATACGGATACCCCTGCTATTGACGCAGGACAAGGCGCTGATGATACCAGTAAAAAGAAAATTGATGTTGGCACAACTGTGAAGGTAAACTTTGGCGCTAGTCATTATGCTACTGGTGAATTGATTCCAGACTACATTAAGGGAGTAGCGCACAAGGTAATTCAACGCGATGGCAACCGTGTATTGCTTGATGATATTTACTCATGGGTAAACGTTAAAGACGTTGAAATTCTGGACGATGGCAACGCTACTGCATCGTTCTCAAACGTTTATGTATTAGACAGTTGGCAAGTATGGCAAGGTCGATGGTATGGTGTGAATAACGATATGTCAGTTGCACCGATTGACTATAATAACTATATTCCAGCTACACCAATTACGATGACTGATCGATTTGGTAATCGGTTATCAGACCAATCAATTCATGGTAATAACGGCGTGGTTGAATTCTTTACATTGAATGGTAACTATCAAGTGTTAGAACGTAGCGGAGCATATGTGAAACTAAGTATTGACGGCGAGCCAGTCTGGTTGAAGTCTGCGTATGTAAATTAATAATTAAGCCCACCCGGTAGTTAATTCTATTGAGTGGGCTTTTTTATTTTGGCTTGAAAAATATTGGTTTTAAACTATACTATATTAAGTTAAACCTAATAAAAGGAGATACGTAATGAATCAAGAAACAATCAATCAAGAAACATTAATAAGAGCAAAACGTTTTTTTGAAAATGACTATAAAGAGCGGGGAATGGTTAAATGGCAAGGTTATTATTTATCTGACCATACGGAAGATGCTGAGAAAAATAGACTTGCACGTAAACAAGCGTACGAACAGGGGTGGATGCCAGAGATGAGTATGGTTGAGATTGGTGAGGTGTTATTCGATGCATACTCAAAGGGGCGTATGGTAGCCATACAGGAACGTGTAAGGCAAGATGAGTTTGTACCACAGTTAATTCATGGCGTTGTTAAGGGGTATGGCGAGACTGATATATTTGTCGGGAATCATCAAATTGAGATGAATAATATTCGTTGGGCGATAATAAAATGATTAAATAAAATTTAAAGACTATAGTTATGTTGACTGTTTGACAAATATGCGTATATAATTAGTTGTTTTGTATTCGATGTCAGGGGTAGCAGTATGGATTGGGAACTATATCATGGAACAGAATTGAGTAAAAAGGCTTCCATATTAAAAAATGGGTTTACCATGCCTGGAAATACGAAATGGCCAGGAGATCTTGGACGTGGGGTATATACATTTTTAGATAATGATAAATATGAGCAAAGTGCGGAAAATGCTGCTAAAATGTATGCTAAAAAATACAGACGATATAGCGAAAATTGTATAATTAAAATAGAAATACCTGATGTTGACGAATCAAGGGTTTGGAACCTGAATGACCAAGAAGAACTTGATAAACTTGTTGAAGCAAAAAAAGCTCTAAGAGAAGTAATTGATAAGAGAGTTGCTCAATTGGAAAAAGACAATGTGGGGACAAGTGTGGCTAATAGACATAACATAGACGGAATATTATTAGATGTTTACTGGGAGTATGCTGATTTAAGTAGTTTAGCCGATTATTTGGTTAAAGATAGGTGGGAAGATATAGAAAGCTATGAGACAAATTCGCATGGTGGACAGATTCCAAACTCAACGGTCGTAGTTATAAAAAATAGCGGCGTTATTAAAACAACACAGCTAAATGAAATTATGATATCATAAAGTTAATCTAGATTTAGATAATGATTTGAATTTATGAGGAGGCAATTATGACAATTTCAAAGGTAAAGGCCCCTAGAATTACAGAAGATCAATTAAAAGATTTTGAAAATTCACAAATTCTTGATGTAATTTTAAAAGATTTTTTTGAAATTAAGAAATCCGAATTTCAACAGGTTGATTTGTTTAATGAACTTTTATTTTCGGATGATGTAAAAGTTGAGCTACACAGAGTTGAAGATGTGGAAGATTTTGAGATGCATGTCGCTTCTGAAGTGCCTAATATAGTTAATTGGAATCATGAAGAAGTTACATTTGGATTCGTAGAAATAGACAAACAGGAGCAGGTTGCAGCATAATGGCAGCATTTAAATTTAATGGTTTTAAAGTTTTGAGGATGAATTTTGAAGCGAAAGAAAAATTTGTCAAAGACGATCAAAATTATGAGTTTAATATTGGACATGATTTTTCAATTAATGGTACTCATATGAGTGTGAAGTTAGGTACAAACAATACGAACGACTTCCCCTTTAAGTACAATGTACTTATACAAGGTGAATTTGATTATGTGGACTCAGAGGATTCAGATGGAATTGGGTTTAAAGCATTTAGAGCAAATGCTCTGGCTATTTTATTTCCCTATTTAAGAACCATTGTAGCCCAAGTTACTGCGATATCAGAATTTGAGGCAGTAACGTTACCAACGATAAATATGATTCAATATCTTGAAAATGCAGATCTGAGAGAAACAAATTCTCAAAATTAG